CAATTTCGATTGAAAGTTTTCTATCTCCGGAACCTTTTGGATATTTGTTGATTTTAATTTTCATTAGGATTAGATGACACTTTCCCGTTTATAAACCAAACGTTATCACTGCCATTTCTTACATTTGCAATATTTATGTTTTGAATCGTAGATAATTTTTCTGCTAATTCTTCTACAGTTTTACCTTGGCACATAAATGAATTAGAATATGTGTTAAACAAGTATAAAAAATCACCATGTTTTTCTACTGTAAGAAAGGGAATTTTTTGAATTTTGGGTTTCGATTCAATACCTTCGTCAATAGCAATGCCTTGCTCTTTCGCAATATTATAAATCTGTTTACGGATACGGTTAGCAGCAAATATCATTCCCAACCAAAAACCACAAACAAGTATGACTAGATAATCCATAATGGTATTTATTTAATTTTGATGTTAGAATAAGTCTTTAATTTTTCAAACTTCTTTGTTTTGGCAGCATTAATGCCATCCTGTGAAACACCTATTTTTTGTTTCACTAGCAATTGTATCATAGCTTGCAAATCTCCAATTTCTTTTTCAAGGCGTTGAATATTGGTCACATCAGTGCCACTCATCATTTGATCGGGACCAAAACGAAAACATTTACTAACTTCTACAATGACTTCAGCAGCCTCTTCTTGTAGAATTGTTAAAATTTCTTTTGTTTGCTCATTCATCGACATATTCCTCTTCGTCCCAATCGTAATGTTGTTCTTTGGCATGTGTTTCACAAAGTGTACGATGCCAACCTTGTGTAAGAAGTTTACCAGGACTACCACATTCTTCACAAGTCACCGCACTCATGCTGTCAGCCATCGATTCTACACCACGGCAATAACTATCACCGCCGTAATAATAAAAACGCAATGTGCCAAATTTTTCTTTAACTTGGCTAGCAACAACTTGTGGACATGCTTCTGGCACTGACCTGAATTGAGGATTGTGTAACATTAGTTTTTCTACAGTGTCCTCTGCCCACTTACGACTATTTGGGCTATCCCCATAAGTGTGGTACTTAATCAGTGGTTCAGTATTTCCTGCCAATGCCCTTTTCATTGCCCGATTAAATCGCAAGACTCTTGCACGGTCTTTCCTACTATGATCAATGTGCCATTGCATATTGCGACACATTTGGTTGATGATGCTAAACCATCCATCACCAATTTCAAACCCCCAACACATAGCAGTGGTTCGCATATCAGCATGGCGATCACGAAAAATTTTTGGATACCGCTGACACAACAATTCATCAAGTTCTTTTTTCATTATACAATCTTCTTTTCGTGAACCAGTTGTTCAAAATGACGAAACATTTTTTCAAATTTCATTTCATAAATTGTTTGTAATCCTAGTAAGGCATTAGCAATTTCATCATTGGTCAGTTCTGGTGATCGTTCTAGGACATTTTCATATAACAACTCAATGTCAGTAGTAACATTCCAGCAATTCAATATATCTTGTTCAAGGTCAAACCGATCAACTTTCATTATTTGCTCCTTAAGGTTTCTTTTTGCTCATAGCAATTTTAGGTTCGATAAATTTTTTGTGGTACTCTTTGTAATTGTTAAGATAAAGTTCCCATTGAATCCATTGTTTTTTGTTTTTAGGTTTATTTACAAGAAAACCCCAATCTCTTTGTTGCGGACCCATAAAGAAAAGGGTAGTTGCTGACTTTCCTTCTTCTAATTCAAGCCAATGAAAGTCTTTTGCTTTACGCCAAATGATGCTTCCGGGACCACGCCATGTAGAAAATTCAGTAAAAATTTTACCTTCATTATTATACACAGGAGTATGCTCCCAATACCCGCCCTTAAGCACAATTGTAAGATAAGGCCATGGATGATCATGAAGGATTGGATCATCACTTTTAACAATCTTATGCAAAGTAAGATTAAAAGGAAATTTTTTACGGTCCTTAAACAACAAATAATACCTATGCATATAATCTTCACCGGTACGCCGATCGGGAATAAGTCGATATCGACCTAGCTTATTCATAAGATTGTGTAAGAAACTCATAATTGCTCCTGTGTTCTTCTGATATTATAGCATATTTTGTAATTTAACACAAGTAGGAAAAGGGCATTAATGCCCTTTTTGCTCATCTCGTCCCGAGATTAGACTGCTACACCTTGTTCGGCTAGAGCCCGATATCCTGCCGCAACAACTGCACGGGTAGGACGACCAAGACGATACTTGGTAAAGGTTTCGCCACGGTTATTAGTACGCTTGTTAGCATAGATAGCATATCCTTGGAAACGAAGTGCGCTTACACTTGCTGTGGGATTTTGCATATCAAAACGGTGAGCGATTTGCTTTGCGGTGAGTTCCTCACCACGCTGAAGGGCCTCTAGAAGGCGAGATTGCTTAGTAACGATCATAATTTTCCTCTTTAAAAATTCGTTGCATTTACAACGTATATAGATTCTAACAGAGTCTTTAGACATAAGCAACACATAAGGGCATTTTATGTTACTTAAAATGGGCTTATAGTTCCAAATACTGCAATTTAAAATCTTCAGCTTGTTGTTCATATCCGATGTATCCTCGTGGATTGCAAACAATTCTGCAAGAACCAATCATATAATCAAAATTATGATGAGTATGTCCATGAGTCCACAATTTAATTTGTGGGTGATCTAGTATGAATTCACTTAGATCACTAGCATATGCACCGTTCATGATTTGGTCATCCTTGTAATTAGGATGAATACTCATCTTACTAGGTGCCATGTGGCCAACTACCACAAATTTTTCATCAAACTTACCTTCAGTAACAGTACGGATATATTCTACACTATGGCGGTGTCTAGCCGCAGTATGTGCAGGACGAAGTTTGGTATAACCCTTACTGTCCTCACGAATGATACGGTAATCATTCATCATATCTCCGACACTATGGAGTGTAAGTGGATCAAATTTGTTCATGTCAGTCCACAATGTACACCCAATAAAATTTACACCATCGATGACTTTTAAATCATTTTCCATGAAGTAAATATTAGGAAACTTTGCACATTCATTGTATAGGTCATCAAGGCTACCATGAAACTTACCATGATAAAATTCATGATTACCTGCAATGTAAATAACATGCGGGAACTGAAAACTACAACGCTTCAAAAAATCACGGAAGCGTTGAGCACTTTCTTGTCGCCTGCCCAAGTTTACAACAGGATTGATTGGTTCGGGATGGTCATGTAAATCCTGAGCAATCATAATGTCGCCACTAAGGATTAAAACGTCTGCGCCCTCATCATTGGTGAGGTTAATGTCTCCGAATTCTAAATGTAAGTCTGACGCAAGTGCAATTTTCATAATAACTCAATTATAACATGGATTGTATTAAAGGGCAAAGAAACAATTACCCAAATGTTTTCTTGACATTAAAATTTTAAGATTGTGTTCACAAATAGGACCACATTGATTTATAAAATTGTTTTTTTCTTTTTCGTTAAGATTACAAATTCTTTCTATTTCGTTTACTATCATCAATAGTCTTGTTGCATCATTGACCTCATTATCATATTCTTCATTTATAATATTTTCAAAAGTTTTATATCCTCTTTCCTTTAATGCTTTAAGTGAATGCGGAGCAGATAATAGAATAAATGGATGTAAGTGTGCGATTGCTTTATAAGTTTTTTCTGTAATAAAAATACTATTGCCTATATTTTCTTGTTCATAATAAAAAGTTTCAGCAATTACACTACATAAAGTTTTGTCATAAAATTTATTTTCTAAACTATACAAAGTTGGCAACTTATCATTGAGTTGTAAAGATGTGTCTAGTAATAAACTTTTTGTTTGACACATCTCAGTTTCATTCTTTTTCAGACAATCAAATACCTCATCATTGGTACTATTCAATTCTAAAACACGACCATAATAATTTTGCCAATTTCTATCTTCAACATCATTTTCAAAACTTACATAACCATTGTCCAACAATTTTTTGATTTTAAGTAAAGCTATGAGAGATGGCCTGTGTGGGCGCCATCTTCGATTTAAACTTAAATAAGTTTTGTCTAATTCTTTATTGTAAGGATAATCAATATTGTTTTTTATTTGTAGGGCAACCGAATGTTCTACTGCGCTAAGGTAAAAACATTTTAATGGATTTTTACAATATGCTTGTGAATAAGTTTCAATGGCATTTTTTATATTGTAACTTTCAGATATAAAAATTATTTTGGTTTCAGGAATATTTTTTGCTAAAACAATGTCCTTATAAACGTTGTTTATTACCTCATGAAAACCTTCAAAACTATTATGGATAATTAAATTAATGGTTCCATGCCTTAATGAATCTTGTATATGAAATGGTATTGCTAAATCAAAGGTATTAATGGCAAAAGAATTAGTATCTGCAATCTGCACATACCAATTCATGCCTTTAATTTTATTTAAAATAGGTAAAACAGGATCCGTTTTTTTATAAGTTAAAACCCCATCTCTAATATGAGGTATGTTACTATGATTTAGTATCATTTATATTTGATACACATGGTTTCTTACTATCGACAACAACACATTCTTTTTTTGGCTTCGGTGAATAATAAAGTATAATTTTACTGACAAAAAAACCTGCAACAAGACACAAGCAAATAATTAGTAATTCTTGTTTTACCTCGTCACTTAATTTGGTCATGATACATCCTCAGTTTTTCCACTGGGATATTTATTGCTTGCATACCTTACAATTAGGACACTTGCACCTAAAACAAAAATTGCCCCACTCATAGCAAGAATCTCGTATAGTTTATCATGTGCCGCTACTAAATCAATAATGTATCTGGTGATTGCAGTAATGGCTATATAAATTAGAAATCTTACAGGCATGTGATTGGTTTTAAAATAAATTCCAACCATTGCTCCAATCTCAAGGTATATAAACATTAACAATAAATCTTGAATGTTGGCGTGATGTTTTTCAAACATACGCAAAAATTCAAATCCAGCGGCATAAACAGTGGCGGCACCAATTGCAAAAAGTGCAATTCTGTGAAATATACCTACTAGGAAGTTACCTACATTATCTAAATCATCTAATTGTTTTTTCATACATAAAATCCTGCACTACGCAATTCACTAAGTGCTACATTACGATTTTTTGGATTTACATTTAATTTAATTGGCTCGCCCTTATCCAAAGAGTCACTTAATTCTTTTGCTTCTTTTAAGCCTAAATTTGGCGTAGTTACTGATCGTAATGCTTTAATACGCCAAACTCTATTGGAATTTGGATTGAAACTGGATATGTTTATAATACCATTAAACTCACCAGTCAACATAGCAAAAAAGATTTCACCCTTTATCGAAGGATCAAGAATATTTACAATACCTTCCCACAGTTTCATGCCCTCATCCGTGCCATAGGCTTCTGTGATACTACGCATAAAGTTAATACCACTTTGGATAACATCTTGCTTAAATTCAGCAGGTATCATTTTACAGGTTTTCTAAGTTTGTTTAACTGCGGTTGATATACAGGTTCTTCTTGTATGATATTTTTTTGGTTGTGGCTTAATAAATCAATAATGTCATCATAAAAAATATAAATCAATAATCCTATCCAATAAATGATAGCAATTACAAATAGGATTATTGTAAAATACAGAAATGCTTCATCACTCAACTTACTTCCTTAATATGTTTACAAGTGTGCCTGAATGTAAATCCAGGACAAGTGCAACTATATTTACCAGAATTATTTTTTGTAAGTAGATAGACTTTTCCATTGCTACCCTGAACCTCGATAGCATCCTTAGGCTTAGCTTCAACTACAGGCTTACCAAAATAAACCTCGTCACTCTCAGCCTTTTTATCCTTCAATTCAACAAACTTGCGGCCGCGAACATCGATAGACATAGGCTTACTAAATTTAAACAATGCCTTAGTACCTGCCTTGATATAGCCGACCATTTTTGACTTACTATCATTAAGGTAATAGATATGATTAGGAATATTGTGATCGCCCCAATCAGTAACCTCTTGATAGTATTTCATTGCTATTCCTTATTCAACAGCCGAAATTGTTAAAATTGATTCACGCAAAACTGCCTCACCAAAAACGGTAGCAGTATCGTTGTCACCCTCAAGCGACAATGTTTTAATTGTATTAATACCATTAATAAGATTAAGAACAACCTTATCAGCATCAGCCTTTGTACCATTTGCGGCTAGTGTAATCTTGCCCTCAAATGTACCGAACTTGTTTACTACTTTAACTTGCACATGTGCCATATAATTCTCCTTGTTGAACTATTATATAGCACATTGATTATCTTGTCAATAATTAAGCAACAACCTCGTTGACCATTACCTGCTCACGCACAAAAGCCTCGGCAAGAGTGATGTAGCCATCAGTATCATAAGAAGAAACATACCAGCGACCATCCTTACGGAGAATGTACTCAAACTCCTCGGTCTGATGATTTGCCGCATAGTCCTCGAAATTATCAAAGTAGCGAGCCTCGATACCAGTCTCACCACGGTCACGACCATAGAAGGTGCAATCTTGGCAGACCTCGTCAAACTCATGCTTGACACCCATTTCGGGACCGAGACTAGACAAGTCACCTAGGTCAATCAGTTCACGAACCTTGAACGGATCCTGATATGATTCAAACAGAATCTTGCCGTTGTTTGACAGGTAACCGTCCCAGTGACAATAGATTTGACCAACAGTACCGTCAGCAAATTCAAGAGCGATAGTAGAGCGAGTTGCCATTTGTAAGTCCTTTAATTAACTGTCTATGTATGTATTATATACCCAAATCCATTTATTGTCAAGTATTAAAATTCGTATTCGTAGAATTTTACAGCAGGATCCAACTTGACCAAATCCTTGGCCGCGGCTGTCAGTTCCTTGTAACGACGGTTTACTTCTGCTCGTGGCAATTCACCGTCACAGGTCAAATTCTCGGGACTAAGTGAGGCATCAATCATATCCGCAACACGCTGGCGTCCAGCGGCAGTCTTGATTTCGTATTGCTCACCCTTGAAAAAACTGTTCCAGTGGTTCTTTTGTTCAATGAATTTGACAAGTGCTTTCATATGGTCTCCGTTAGTTAACTGTCTATGTATGTATTATATACCCAAATCCATTTATTGTCAACCTTAGAATAGCACTACTGGATTGTCTTTTTCACCCTTGATGGTCATCCAAATCTCTTGTTCTTCACTATAAATTAGTCCGATACTTTCAAGCACGGCTCGTTTATAACCTTCGTCGGCTCGCATCCATCGTTCTAATGTAGGATAATCACCCCAAATAAGATGTTTGGATCTAGAATTTTCAAGCCAAGTTACTAGCAATTTCAATGCTTGAACAGTATTGGCAGGATGACTACGGCTAATTGCACCCATAAAATCATTTGCTAGCATTGCCGTAAAGAATCCACCGGGTTGAAACCCATAGACAAAATAATTGTAAATAGGTTCCGCAAATTCTGCAGGAACATCATATTCCTGAAAACTTTTATAGAACCTATTCTTGCTATATTCAGTAAGTTTCACAATCAATCACCACTGTCAATTTCGTGGCTACTACCACAATGCTTACAAGTATAACGGGTCAGGCAACGACCTACCGTAGCACTAGTGTACTCATGCTTGCAAGGAGTACCATCAGGGCGCAGAGGGACTTCACCTGTAGCACGGCCAAACATGTGTTGACCACCGCAGTTGGTACAAACCCTATGTGTCTTGTCCTTGTTCCAACTATAACGCAATTCATCGGCAGTCAGTGGCACTTCCTTAGTACCATTACATACAGGACAGATTCCATATTCACGACTCATTTTACTAACCTCGCTTGTATTTCCAAATAAAACATTTGATATTTTGCCATCCTAGCAATGTCTTTTTCAGTAACACCTTTAAGACGGCGTATATCAGTATTATGACGCAAATCTGCCATTTTTACTCTCATGGCATCCTCATTTGCAAAAACACCTTCTTTGTATTCTTCGTATGTTTGACCCGGGACCTTAGTTAAAGCCCGGATTCCTTCAATAACCCGTTCACTGATACCTGCTTCACGCAAATCCTTGTAAGTTACACTAGTATCCTCAATAACATCGTGGCCAAGTGCCATGCACATAAGTTCCTCGTCATCGGTCTTGAGATAATGCATGACCTTGAGAGGATGAAGAATGTAGGGATTTCCGCCCCTGTCAAATTGACCATGATGAGCCTTGGTTGCTATCATTAGCATCTTATCTAACATTTCACCTTTTCTCATCATTTTATCCTTCTTTCTACTGTATCTATAGTATACTACTAAATCCATTTATTGTCAACCAATAAAAAAGCCCCTTGCGGGGCTTGTTTAAGTTCGTTTTGTTGGGAAGGGCCATGTACCTGAATGTTGTTGTGTCACATATTTATAGCGTTGAGGGATCCCTTCACCATTGTGAATTTGGCCCTTATCAAAACCTTCTTCGTAATCACGCTGATCCTTTAGGCTAGTGTATCCACCAGGATTATAATCGTAACCTACATATCCATCAGTATATCCACGATAGAAAGGAGTACTACCAGTCTTAGGTTCTGTACGGACAGAATTAGCATTACCTTGTACTGGCTTTGTAAACTCCACATGGTCCTGTACATCACGTGCAACCTCACCGATAACCTCATAACGGCAAGTGCGACCCTTAGCGTTGTTGTAATCACTAGGAATGGACACTACATCACAAGGGTTGATTTTAACGATAACGGTGCGATCTCCGCTAAAACTAGCCAAATAGCTATGACTACAGAAATGTAGACCGCTACTACAGGTGTTGTCACGGTTATCATCAACCATATTGCGCTCCATTTCAACAATACGACCCACACTATTATCCATAGTGCCACTATGACAATCTGTATAGTCACTACGCACACGCTTGTATGCCAAGAAGCATCCATCGGGAGTAATGGGCAGACTATTCTTTTCCAAGAAGCCATAGAGTTCATCTACTGCCCTCTTACTAGGATTGAGCATGAGGTTGTTCATAAAGTTGACCATTGGATCAATATCAAATCCATCAGTCAACATTTGAACCATGCGAGTAGCCAACGCATTGTGAAAGGGCTGACCCTTCCAGAACAGTTCTCCATCGGTAATTTCAATATTACCCTTACTGTAGTTGACCACAACCTTAACAGGATTAATCAATTCCTTGACAAGGTCCCATTCTTTAGCCTTGATAGCATCAACTACCTTTTGATAGGTGATATGTGTCTTGTTGATGGTATGCGGTTCACCATCAATAACAATAGCAACATTATCGCCCTGGAGAATAAACGGATAACTCATTTTCAAATTCCTTTTGTCTTATCGGTCATGTTAATATAATCTACCACATCCTTCTTGTCAGCATAATATGACAGACATTTCAATAGTGGGTAACGCTTGTAAAGTTCCTCAACCTGCTTTTTGTAATTATCAATTACAGCACTAGGATCAACCTTATTGGCAATCACAATGTTGTAAGCCTTAAGCAATCTTTCAGTATAATACTGATTATTGGTATCAACAGCCTCTACCTTTTCAAATTGAATACACAACTTGCGATATGGACTGTTGCTATCAATATTGTCACTATTATACTTCTCCAGACTTCTAAAGTCAATAGCCTGTTTGACCAAACCCATAACATTTGTCATGTCCAAACTTTCAAGTTTAGATTTAACAAACTGGGTAAGTTCAACCCAATTACTTTGTGTCTTAACAGCCTCAATATCATTCTTACGCACACCATGAATTGTGCCAACAAAAATATTGCTACGGTTCAAGCATTCCTGATAATCCTTGATATTCATATTGGGCAGTCCAACTGGAGTCCAATGATTCATCTCCACATAGTAATGTGTTTTAGCCTTATCATAGTCGCTAGCAGTACCAGCATTAGCCCAAACCATTGTGCGGCTATGACGGCTACGCTCACGCAATTCAAGTTTAAGAATACTTGCCTTACCCCAATTACCACCTGCACCCTCACGATCCTTCTCAAGGAGTGTACTAGCATAATGAACACGGGGAGGATTGTAAATGTCCTTGAAGAACAGATTGACAAGCATAGGTTCATTCTTGTCAGCCTTCTCAATAACAAATACACTTTCGGTGTATTCGGCTTGATTACTATTACGCCAGTGATACTTTGCTCGTTCCAGTGCACCACGCTTGGTATCAGTCACTACAAAGTGAACACTCTTTGACGGATGAATACGCCAATTAATTTCGTGTTTCTTTGTAGTATCATCATAGATACTTTCAGTTTTTAGATTGGTGCATTTGTCACTACTACGATCCTTATTAAAAGCACGGATATTGATGTTATACTTTTTAGCAAGATCCTCAACTTTGAAAACCATTGAGGTCACAAAGTTATAGTTTTGACCTGCACACAATGGAAACTTAGTATCCTGAGCATACTTGACACAGGCTGCTTTCCAAAGGGTGTCACGATGCCTGCTTTCAAGATATGCGGCACGATCCCAGTAGTTTGCCAACTTATTTGCTTCAATTTCAATGTGAATTGCCAATTGATTGTTCAATGCCTCAAGTTTATTTTTGATAGCATTGATAGTGCTAGGAATATAACTCAGACCTTCGCGGCTTGCTTGGAAGTCAAGTTCACCGATATTAAATTCAATGACTAAACCGCAAGTAAGCATACTACGCAGTTCGCCTAGTGTAGTATCAGTGCTTGGTACTTCAATTGGATAAGCAATATTACCCATGATAGCAAGACTACGATGGCTATCAATGGTGCTTACACCCTTGATGATATCACGATCCTTGTATGCAGGTTCAACTACAGTAAAATTTTTACAACCGTGAACTACAGGACGCAATTTAAAGTAAGTGTATACTTGGCTTGCTTCCTTGATAAACTTGTCATAATCATAACGGTCGTTGACACTAAACTTGACCTCAACACCTGCAGGCTCAGTGGTATCTTCCTCGTGCATGAGTGCGATACTGGGCACGCCTTGCTCATTGATGAAGGCAGTGTATACACCTCTACGACCATCGCGGATAGCTGTTACAGTGAAGTTATCCGTATAACTAAATGGAGACTTACTACCAAGACCAAGGGCGCCAATATAATCGTTAGAATCTGTTTTAGTGGACTCGAAATAGGTAGTGTAGATGTTGGTAACTTGTTCATGGTTCAATCCTGTACCATAGTCACGAATACTAAACCATGGTTCTAGCGTATTCGGTAGATGAACATCAAAGGGTGTGTCTGATTTGCCTGCGGCAGTATGGCTATCAACCGCATTACAACTTAGTTCACGGATGATAGCACGGATCTTGTTTGCATACAAGCCCGACGATAGAATGTTAAATGCCTTAGCACTATTGCGAATACGGAACTCACCAACCTGACCAACGTTGGAAAGTACCGCTTGATTTTGTGGACTGTTATTGATAATCATATGTGTATTGTATAGCCAAAGTTATTAATTGACAATTAGTATTGATGGTAGATAACCATATGATCCACGCCAGGAACATTGCCAAGCGGGCGATAGATTTGTTGCTCACCGTCCCACTGGTCATAATCAAACAGTTTGTCGGCAGGAGTAACAGGAACGAAACGGACTACCTTACCAGTATAATGGCTTTCAACAAAGAAGGTCAGTGGCATACCAAAGTATTCACTTGCCAACTTTAGAACCTTACGGTCCTTGTCGTATTCACAACACTTGAGGGGAACGGTAGGAATGTTACGCTCCTTGTCGGCTTGTGCGCGGACGATGCTAGGAATATTAGTTCTAAGGGCACCGGCCATTTCTTCTGTCATTTGACGATGACGGGCTGCCTCATACTTGCGGTCTGTAGCACTACGCATTTAAAACTCCGTTTTCTTACTATACCCATAGTATAACAGAAAACGGAATTATTGTCAAACTTTAAAAAACCAATGAACCCAATGATTCATGCCTTACTCCTGTAAGACCTTTCCAAAATGTATTGAAGCTAAGACTTCTTCTAGCCGGCGCATCTGTCGTTGTTTGCTCTACAAAATGGGCACAGTTAGACAAAAATAAAACCATGTGATTTTTTAGATTGTTTACGCTATTTGGATCAATATTATTATCAAACAATAATTGCTTTAATGCAACATATGATTTATTTTTTGTGATGAAATAGGGAATGTCAGGCATGAATGCTTCTACATATAGATTTGCATTTGTTGGATTATCATCAAGATAAATTACACCGCTTACTACACTAAAAGGATGTACATGGTCGTGATGTGAATGTCCGGGCTCTGTAATGTTACCCCAACTATAAGTCATACGCAAATCTTCATAGTATGGTTGTAAATTTAGTGATCGGTCAATATAGTTTTTGCAAACCTCATTTATTAGTGTTTTAGATTTATCAAACTCTGGTTTGTCAAAAAAATTCATTTCATTACTAATTTTGTTAGCAATGTTATCCTTCCATGTTAATTTTGAAAATTCATTATTGATAAGATCAAAGTCAAGAACACTTGTCATGTCCTTAATCAAAATAAATTTTTGAGAAGTATTGAATAGTGTATCCATTATCTGCGTTCAATAATTTTATCGGCTAATCCATAATCAACAGCTTCTTGGGCTGACATGAAAAAATCTCGTTCCATATCATGTTGCAATTGATTAAAAGATTTTTTCTTTGAATTGTGCCGCACATAAATTTCAGTTAAAGATTTCTTTAGTGCTAAAATTTCTTTGACCTGAATTTCCATATCTGTTGCTTGACCCCTTGCACCACCGCTAGGTTGATGAATCATGTGTCGTGCATTAGGTAGAATCATTCGTTTACCTGCTGCTCCTGCTTGGGCAAGCAAACTACCCATACTACATGCTTGACCCATAACGATTGTACTTACATCAGGTTTAATAAATTGCATTGTATCGTAAATTGCCATGCCAGCAGTCACACTACCACCAGGACTATTAATATAAAGGCTGATGTCTTTATCTGCATTTTCGCTTTCCAGGAACAATAGTTGGGCAACAATCAAGTTTGCCATTTGGTCATGTACTTCACCCTCAAGCAAAATTACACGGTCACGCAATAGGCGACTATAGATATCATAACTGCGCTCACCGCGACTTGTTTGTTCCAAAACAATAGGTACTAGACTCATAAAATTCCTTGTAAATGATTTTATTATACAAGAAAATAATTGAAAGTCAATATTTATTTACGCTTTTGACGCCCAACATCGCCTACTGCTTTGGCAGGCTTATCACTGGGCATACTAGATTGCCCTGTTAGTCTTGCGGCTGTTTTTGCAATTGGCTCGTCGGGAGTCGATCTTTCATCACCTACCCCTGCATCAACTCCGTTATACGCAAAATTCATTCTGCCGCCTGCTGCGGTAGCTGAATAGTTTTTGCTTGGATCAAGAGCCACTGTTCCTCTAAAGTTAGGAGGGTACTTACTTTCAAACCCTACAACAGCAACATCACCATCTTTTTGTTTTGTTGCCTTCATATGTAATTGAATAATTGGACTACTGTTTAAGAATTTTAAACAAGCCTCACCAAATTTTGGATCGTTATTAACTTGACCTGCTACAATATCGGCTAATGCGCTAAGACAGTGGTATCCTACATTATAATTTGGAAGTTCTGTTTTTGCCCCTTTGTATCCAATTAAATTAGTCAATTCCACGGCTGTCTTTTCATCCATGTCTACTTGATCAAGAGATTTAGCACCTACTTTAATTAGTTCTCTAATTTTTTCGGCTGCTATAGGGGTAAGCATTTCTTTTTCAATTGCATAATTTAATGGAAAATCTATTGTGCTATCTTTTCCTATACGCTCAATTAATTTTACTTCTTTAGCATATTTTTTAAGCAATTGTTTTTGTTCATCTGAACCTTTGAGGCGTACATAATCAATACCGTCAGCAACATTTTTAATACTTGCAGTTGCACCCTTTTCACCTTTACTACTGATACCTATTTCAACCCCAGTAGGAGTAACGATGTAACTATCTACTAATCCATTTGTTTTTCCACTTGGAAAACTAATACTACTGCCGCTATAGTTCCCGCCGTCTAACAAATCTCTTGCTGCTGCCTTAGCACCAGTACCGCAATCTAAACCTTGAATTAAAGCAACTGGACCTATAGTTTCACCTAAGTCATCACGAATAGCGGTAAAGAATTCTCCAGCGCCCTCGAATACAGGAAACTGTGGTTTTTTCGCATATAGCATTTCAAAGCCAGGAACAAATGGTTGTGTGGCTTCTGCTTGTTTAAAGGTATCCAGTAAATCATATATGTTTTTAAATCTTGCTGGAGGAGGAAATATGTCACTGGGTTTTAAACCATAACTTGCTTTTAAACTTGTTTCTTTTTCTAATTGATACCCGAATGCATTCATATCACTATTTGCCCATGTGCCTGCCATGTCAGGTTTAATATTAGCAAAAAACCTTGAAAAATACACAGGTCTGCGAGTTTTTTCATCAGTAAGTACAATTACTGCAAACGCTTTGCTTGCCTTAGTTGGTTTATTAACAGCTTGCATACCTTGATACTGTGTTTCTAATTCCGAGTATGCATCCATCATTTCTTCATGTGTATCATATGCTCCGGGCTGATCTGGATAGTATTCTGCTCTATCAAAAAGTAATGCGGATTCTGGATTATCTCTTTTACCCTTAAAAAAACGGTCATTTTTTGCCCTAAATAATAATCCACGACTTTTTTCAGTAAGTATGGAAAAACTCTCAATTATATTAATTAAATCACGCATAATAGTATATTTATGTATATTAACATTTAAACAAGTTTTGATATTTAAACCATTTGCTAATGCTGTGAGCCCGGCGTAGAGGGATGCCATGTTTTGCTAACTTGTCTCTAAACATGAAAAATGAAGGACCATGACTCATTAATGGTGGTTTATTTTGTTTTAATCTTTTAATGCTCACAATATCCCATTGATATTGGTGACACATTTCATGAGCTAGTGTCAAAATTAACCACTGTTTACAATACCATTTGTTAGATAATGTAATAGTACAATTGCTTCTTTTGTTTGTTATTGGTATATAGTGATTAGCAGAACAAAGGCCCCAATAATCTTTCGATCTTGTTAGTATTTCAAAAGTAGGCATGGGTAATTTATTACCGAATATCTCTTTGTTAAGTAGCTTAAAAAGTCCAATAATTTCTCTCCGTGAAGTCCTATAACTTTCACGTTTTTGGGAGCTGAGGCTAGGAACACCCTCAGCCATCATCTGGTATAGGACGCTTTTGGACATATTGTATTTATTCTAAAAGGTAATCTCAAAAATGCAAAATGTATCGGAAAAAATACTATTTGGAGGTTACCCTGTTAAATACTATATTAATTTAATTAGGAGATTATAATGGAATTAATTATCGGATTAGCTGTTGTTGCAGTACTTGTTTACTTTTTCTTTTTTAAGGATAAAACTGTTACTAAAAAAGAAGAACCTGAGGCACCTTATAAGGTTGAAACTCCACCCGTCGTAGAAGTACAACCTCCTTTAGTGGAGCCAACACCCGCACCCGCGCCTGAAGTTGCGACAGTTCAGCCTGTTGCTGTAATTAATGCAGCCGACAAACCAAAAGCTACCAAAACAGTATCAAAAACCAAAACTGCTAAAGCTCCAGCTACAAAAACCGCAGCTACAAAAACCGCAGCTACCAAAGCTAAAGCTCCTGCAAAAGCTAAAAAACCTAAAATGACTGTGGCTAAGTAAGGCTAATGGAAATAGGCTTCGATTTAATTAGTGATTTAAATTTATTGCCTGAAAACAATTTCAACTGGGAAAACAAAGCTACCAGTTTGTATTGTCTTGTGGCAGGAAATGTCAGTTCTGACGTCAAAACAGTCGGGGTAACATTAAATCACTTGTCTAAGTTTTATCAGGGTGTCTTTTATGTTCCTGGATCTTTAGAATTTGAGGATACGGACAGGTTTCAACATAGATTAGTTGAAATTACTAAAATCTGTAAAAAAATTCGTAATGTCGCATTACTTCATCAGCATGTAGTCATCATTGATGGCATAGCTATTTTAGGCTGTACAGGGTATTATGGTAAAGAAGATGCATACAATTTTGAAGAATTGTATGGACAAAACAGGTTTGAAGATGTTGTATATTTAAAAAACTCTTTAGAAAAACTGCAAAAACACTTAGATGTTAAAAAAATTGTTTTAATGACAAATTCTGTGCCAAACAATCAATTATATTTTGGTGAACTTCCCCCTGACACAGAAACTTTACCTGAATTGTCTTTGACACTATTTGCCGATAGTGAAACTAAAGTTTCACATTGGGCATATGGAAGCTATAAAAAAATAGTTGATACTACATTAAATAATATCAACTATGTGTGTAATCCTAGTCTAGGATCAAATTTTTATTACGCAAAAAGAATCAATGTATCTCTTTAAGCCTCTGCTTCTACTTTAATTTGTAACGGGAAACCTTGCGCCCTTGCATCTAAAGTAACTTCAATACCTTTTTGTTCAGCGATTTCATAGGGTAGAATTGCAACAACAGCACTACCTTCGTCATGAATATTTTTTGTTATGTTTAACGCTGTATCTGTGGTGTAATTAAAATAATCTACTAGTGAACCAATTACAAAATCCATAGTTGTAACATCATCATTCATGTAAATGATTTTAAACAACGGAGGTTCTTGTAGTGCAACGTTTGGCTTGATTTTTACTTTAGTATCTGTTTTAGACATGATAATTCTCTTTGAAAAAGTGTGCGGCATTATTACCGCACACTGTACTATATTATTTAGTATAGGTTATTGCAATCTTCTTGGGTTTTTGTTCTTCAGGAATTTGACGCTCAAGATTAACAGTCAAAATACCATCTTCAACATTTGCACCTGTAACCTCAACATGGTCTGCAAGAGTCCATGAACGGTGAAAATTGCGAGCACTAATACCACGATGTAGATACTCAATGTTATCATTTAGTTCTACAGCCTTTTCGCCCTTGACACTTAATTGATTTTGTTCAACAGTAATGTCAATGTCGCCCTCTTTAAAACCAGCTACTGCTAGTTCAATACTAAACTTATCCTCACTATGTTTCACAACATTGTATGGTGGATAGTTTGTACTTTGAGTATTTGCTGTATGACGCAATAGATCGTCAAACATTTGGTCAAAGCCAACTGCAAATTTATGAATTGAGGGGATATCTAACGAACGTAGGGATAGGTTTGTCATTTCATTTCTCCTTTCTTTAAGCAAGAATGACACTGTAGACCCGACCATCGGCATCTACAATATTATTTAGTATATACAAATTGTGCAAAAAAATCTATTATTTAGGTTAAAATAATTTTTTAGGAAGTTCTTGACCTTTAAGAAATCTTTCCCATCTTTTTTTAGCCTGTGCTTTGGCTATTTTTTTCTTGACCGTAGGCTTAGTATAGAACTGTCTGTTCTGTAATTCAAGTAGTAGCCCATCTTCGCTTATTTTTTTCTTAAATTTGCGTAGAGCTTTGTCTACATTGCCGTCCTGTACTAATACCTTACGCCCTTTTATCATAACATAGATTTTGGTTGGATTACCAACTCCTGATTAATATTTATCTCGTTTATATCATTTTTGGCATATTTTTTAAGGTTGTACATATGCGGCATTAGTACCTTTTCAATTTCTGTATGTAAACCCCGTGCGCCTGTTTTTAATTTTAAACAATTATCAACAATTTGATGTAATGCTGAATCTTCGAAATTTAGATTAATTTTATCAATTGAAAACAAATATTGATATTGTGTTATATAGTTATTTTTAATGCCTGTAAGTACTTCTAGTAATTGTTCTCTGTTCAGGTCTGTCAAAGTTACGCTGGTTGTAAATCTACCAATAAACTCAGGTATCATACCAAATTTAGTTAGATCATCGGGCGACACATCAGACAATGGCACTTCGTCACTTTTACTTCTCACATCAGCACCGAATCCCATTGTTGTCCCTTTTACTCTGGACTTAATGATGTCTTTTAAACCTACAAAAGCACCACCTGCAATAAACAATATGTTTTTAGTGTTGATTTCAAGCATTTCTCCGCCTGGATGTTTTCTTCCACCACTAGCTGGAATTCTACATACTGTACCCTCAACAAGTTTAAGCAATGCTTGTTGAACACCTTCACCACTTACATCACGGGTGATACTTGTGCTTTCACCCTTTCGTGCAATTTTATCAATTTCATCAATAAAAACTATTCCGCGCTCTGCTAATTTTACATCACCGCCGGCTGCATTTACTAACATGCTAATCATTGATTCTACATCATCGCCCACATATCCAGCTTCGGTCAATGATGTTGCATCAGCAACAACAAAAGGAACATTCAAAAATTTTGCAACAGTCCTAGCCAGTAATGTTTTACCAGATCCAGTAGGACCGATCAACAAAATGTTACCTTTAGAAATTTCTAAATCTTTTGGTGGATTATCTAATCTTTTGAAATGGTTTGCGATTGCTACGCTTAATACCATTTTTGCACTATCTTGACCGATTACATATTTGTCAAGGTAGTTTTTAATTTCTACTGGATCATAATCAACTTGTTCTGTTTTTTCTATCTCAACTGTTGTATCATCGTTGATGAGTTTATTACACAAGTCAATACAATCACTACATATAGCCACTGACTCACTTACTATAAGTTTTTTGACTACATCTTTATGGTTTCCACAAAAGGAACAATGATTTATTTTGTTTTCTTGGCTCATATGTTATATATTCGAAAAAAGTATCAGTTGATATTATATACGCCAAATATGTTATTTGCTAGCTTTAAGGAAGGATTCAATTTGTTCTTTTTCCTTTTCGTTGAGCATTTCAATATCATATTCACCTGTATCAATCTTGCTAACTAAAAATCGAATATATTCATCATTATGTAAATATGTTTGTGTTAATTCTTTATTAATTTCGATCCATCTTTTACCATCAAATTTAAAAACACGATTTGGTAAAACATCTACTCTCACAAATGTATCGCCCTTATTTGCATATCTAGGAAATGTGGTACCAAAATTTGATATAGAGGAATTAGCAGGATCTGCGGAAATTTTAAGCAATTCGGGACGAAGTGCCTCTGCAGCCTCTCTACGCATTTGTTTGCCTTCTAAAAGAACATAGTCACTATCAGGCATAGACTTCATTGGATTTTCTTTAGTTACATTATCTGTTTTAATTTCTTCACTAGGACTTGCTATTTCAATTAAAGTTTCTGTGGTTTTTACTACCTCAGTATCTACTGTTGGCTCTGATTTAATTTCAACGACAGGCTCAGTTGGTTCAGTTTTTTCTTCTAAATTGTTAATTGGTTCTGGTTTATATACTAAAGGAGGTTCAAATTTCCAACCATCAGGATACTTAAAACCCTTTTTAAGATAAGGATGTTTGTCTAGTATATCTTGTTCTTCTTCTTTTTCTATATCTTTTAAAGTTTCTTCTGCCAATTTATCAACATCGCTATCAGACCATTCCTTCCATTCTTTTGGCCATGGCGCCTCTATCGGAGTTTCTTTATCACTATCTATAGGTTGAGGTTTAATCTCATCTTCTGTAACTGGCACTAAGGGTGTTGTAATAATATCACTAGCAATTTTTTTGTCCCATTCTTTACTTGCATTTGCTGCCAGTACAAGAGCAATTGCCAATGGATCGAACACAATGACAAGTAATATAATTACCCAACGAACTGCTCTTTCTAATAAATTTGTATCCGGATCATCCCCATAAATCAAGGCTGCTACATATTTGATAGGGCCAACTTCTGCTTCAACTTTGCGATTTTCTGCGGCAATAGGAGCTCGTTCTTCATTAAGTTGTGCAATTATTTTTTGGGCATCACCTATTTCTTTTTGTAATTTTGATCTTTCACCGGCTTGTTGCCTGCGAATCTGTACTGCTCTTTCTGCACTTTGTTCGCTATCGCCCCTATTCAATCTAGCATCAACTTGTGCATCCATTTGTGTTAGTGCTTTTCGGGCAATTTCGATGTTATCTCGCTGAGTTTTAATTTTCTCATCTATTAATGATAGTTTGGCTTGTACATCACCTGAAACCAAACCTGAATCAGTATGAGCCTTTGACAGAAAGCCAAAAATACCCATGCTTGTTAAAACAGCCAGTGCCACAACAGCAGGCACTAGATAAAGTTTCAACATTATACCACACTGATGCCAATATTTTCTCAGCCATACGGTTGTGGTAATTTTGCCTACCTCTAAGATAGACCCCATGATAATAACGGGAATAACAGCACCTGCAAATATCGCTGTGAGACCTATTATACTATAGTAAGCAGCTACTGTGCTAAGAGTTAGTGCTACTATTAAAGTTAAATTTGATAGGTTAAATATTTTTTGCATAAGAAGTATTTATGATACTTCAGGGTCGGAACTATCTTCAGTTATTAATCCAAACAAATGTCCATACAATTGAACAAATTCTTCATATTTCATAACTAATTTTCTAGGAATTCCAGGACCCTGTTGTACATGATAGGTAACCCATGGTTCGTTTTCATCACGAATTTTGATTTGAATGACTGTTATACTGTCGCCATCTTCAAATTTATGCGTTTTGCCTATAATATCAGGACTCATCGTCAAAAATTTCCTTGTCTAAGTCATCCATTAACTTTTTAAGTTTAACTTCTTTTTGTTTTCCTTCTTCTGTAAGTTCCAAATCACTATCACACATGGGACATACATCTTTCGTAGAATGAAATTCTAAATCGTCATCTTTATGAATAGAACCATCTTCATTTAGATATAAAGTATGTGATTCATATTTTTGTCCCTTCCAACGGCATTTGGTACACTTATGTGTAGGCTCAGGGGGAGGAGGTTCACTATGCCAGCTATTCTCATCACCTAGTTCATATGTAATATCATAACCGCCTTTACGGTCAGTCCACCAATCATCATATTGTCGTTCCCAAAAAATTTCAACATCGTTTTCCCATGCATCATTTACGATATCTTCAACCTCGTAAGTGCCATCAGTAACGCCATCAAGTATTGCTTGCAGTTCTTCTTCGTCTTTATCAGGATATATTTCTCCTAGTAAATCTAAATCAAGTTCTACTGCAAACTGACTATCTACGCTATGCCATTCATGTTTTACTATTGTAACCATTATATTTCCTTTAATAAAATGTTGTAGCTAATAACTGTGAAGTGTTTGTGCTTAAATTATATTTCCGTATAAAATTTTTAATACGGGTATTATCTTGTTCGCATAGTTCAATTAGTCGAACAAAATTTTGTTCAACATCATTGCGAATTTCTTTTTCATACCTTACCATATTTTCTAAAAAATACTTTGTATTTTCAACAATCGCATCCATTCTGCGATTATCAGGTAAGTTGTCATATGGTATAGGCATATATTTTTCAAATGTTTTAAAACCTAATCGTTCAAGTTTTTTAAGTGATTGCCTTTCCCCCGCTAAGATAAAAGGATGTCTGTTAAAAATAGTGATCCAAGTTTTTTCGGTTAGCCATGGATCATTATCAACACCATCTTCCCAACATGTTTCTGTGATCAAACGAAAACTTGTTTTTGCATATAAAGAATGATCATATGGAATTGCAGAAATATGATGAGTCCAGTATGCTTCTTTTTCTCCGTGTTGCAATGTGCGTGTATTGTCAGGATTATTATTGTACCCAACATACTTAATCAAATCATTATGCGATACATCAAATGGACTAATACTTTTACAATAATCGCTAGGAGGAGGCATGAACAATGAGTATATGGAAGATTGTAATAAATTATTATCGTCTAATTTTTTCAACAATGGGAAACGATTAGCCTTCCACCATTTACCTGTTAAGAATAAAAACTTGCCCGTGTCATGATTCCATTGCTTATTAGTTTCAGATTTTTTTTGTTTGTAAATTTCTAAGTATGCAGTCAACATTATTCCGTTAACAAATTCAATTTCAGTATTATTAAGTTGGTAAAATTTTTGTATTTCTTTTTTATCTTTTAACCAATCTGTAAATAAAATCAGAATTTTAACATTTTTATGTGTAGAAAATTTGTTAAGGATGTCAAATATAGTTGTCCAGCCATCCTCTGGAATATGAACAACATCCCAAACCATTGTAAAAACAAAAAGTACAGGTTCTTTTGCAGCATGGGCAGTGAAATATAATTCGTCAATTGTTTGTTGACAAATTGTTTTTGTTGACAATGTATAAAATGCCAAAAGCTGTTGAGTGTGAAAATTCATTTAAAGTATTTACACTCTGATGGTTTTAATTTTATAATATTATGCCAAGTGTTTTTAAACTTTATGGGTAAATCTAAGTAAATCTTAACATTAGGTCCATCATCTTCGTTAAGTCTATGTTCGACCAATACTGTACCCACAAATGGAATTTTGTTCCATTTACCTGTTACTCTGTCGCCAATTAAAAATTTGGCTTTATATGAATTGTTTTGAAAATAGTCATTTAGTGATGGCATGATTAATCCTTTTTGTAAAGATATAAATCTTCAAAGTTACCGTCTCTTGTTTTCTTGGCTTGCCTAGTGCTTGCGATTGCACTCCACTGTACACGATATTGTTTCACAAGTTTAAGATGTTTCATGACCATATTATGCATGTCTTGGCTTATTGTGGTCATTTGTTTATCTTTGTTGACATAGTTACTTATGACAAAACCAAATCTTGCTCCGGGCTTCATTACTTTTTTGCACAACATTACTGTTTGTTCCCAGTAATTTACTAACCAAGTTTGATAATCAGGATAACTAGTGAAACTTTGATTGTCACTAGGATATATTTCTAAATCAAAATAAGGTGGACTAAACAACACAGCATCAACACAATTGGCATAGTTAGTGCTGAAATAATGCTTTTTATCTAATTCTTCACTAGGGCACAAGAATAGGTCTACATTTTTTGTATCAACTTCAAATAGACTTTGATTTTGATATGTAGTGAATCTTTCATGTAATAATTTACCATTTTCAACTACATCAGGTATTACATCAGTAGCAATAAAGTTTTTGAATTTACTGTTATAGAATGCAAGTTGATAGCTGTTCCAGCCCATAACAGGTGCAAACAATGTATCACCCGTAAACAATTCATCAAGTATGCCTTTGTATGTTGCAGGATTAAAGATGCTGGCACGGTTAGCGCCAATCATAAAGTCAAGCCAAAATTGACTGCTATCTCCGTTGTACTTACAGATATGGTCAAAGAATGCAGGACCTACCAAACTATTGCGTAGTTTGAAATCTTCAAACATAACACGCATTAGTCCAAATGTATATTCACTATCAGTTGTCCATAATTTCTTTGTATTATAAAAATTAACAAAGTTTATGTTTTTGCAAATCTTGCCATACTTGCTATTTGTTCTGCCTGCAAAGGTGTCGTTATGCAATATCTTTGCATTTGGAATATCAAAGTAAAATTCTACAGGATCGTTTAACTTACCATAACGATTAAACCAACTTAGTAATGTTTGTTTAGCATCAGTTACCAGTATTTTATACAAGTTTTGTTTGTACAAATTTAACCGTTGTTTGCGGTCATCTTTTTTACTAACACGGTCAACAAATGTATCAAGGTTGCTACGGACTACAAACGCACCACTGCGATCCATTACATCAAGTACACAGACCTTATCGCAAAATTCATTAAAGGTAACGGAAGGCAAAGTGAATTGCCGTAAGAAATCATTTTCATCAAATACAAGTTTTTTCATGGTAACGTATTTATACCTTAGTCTTTAAGTATAACACAACCATCTATCAAAAGTTTATTAGTTAGGGTAAGTTTTTCTAAAATAAAAGTTTCGGGTAATGTAATAATGTCACGCTTCATAAGTCGTTTATCTATTTTACACCTATCAAGCCATGCATCTCTTTCAGATAACAAATGATTTAAAACCTTTTCTTTATTTTCTTTATCCGATATGTCGTAAATTCTACGGATGGATAAATCTTCCTTATCTCTTGCTACGAAGATATATCTTGGGTAATCTAAATCACCCATAGCATGAAACTGGAAGCAGGCATCTAAGCCTGCTCCTTTTCTTGGTTTGCCTGTTTTTGTTAATGGACCGTTTACTCTTGTTGCTTTTTGTTCGATAAGGATATCATTACTTTTTGCATCTTCGCCATTGCGGGCAAAGTTTATATTATAATCATTATCGTATTGGCTTACAATTTCATAGATGAATAAAGAACTAATAGCATCGGTATCAAGTATATCAACTGAAGTTTCTTTCGCAATACGGTTTCGTATTGCTACAATCTCTTTACTTGCATCCTTGAGTATTGACAAAGTGCTTTTGTCAAAATACTTTGCCATTACTTATCGTCCCTAAACCTCACAAAGCGAGGAAAACGCAAACTATAACTGCCGTCTTGATTCTGTGTGATTACATCACATAGAATTTCAGCAGTCCGACCAATGATAGCGTTACTGTTTTCCCAGTAGCTATCACGATCCTCATCGCTATAACCACTGCCAACATTTACTTGGATAAACTTACCATCATCTTCACCCTCGCAAACAAGAGCACCAAGACGACCTTCATTGCGACCCGTGCCTTCTTCAAGGCCAACTACAGTCAAGTCAACAGTAATAGTAGGCTTCCATTTCATCCAGAATGTATTACGCTTACATTCATATGGTGCACCAACATCCTTAATCATAATGCCTTCGAATCCCGCGTTAACTTGATCCTTAGCATAACGATTGAGTTGATCCTTACCTGCCGCAGTATCAAGGTCGACCATGATATGCGGTAACAGTTCAACATTGGGCATGTTTATAATAATCGGACGCATATCTTCAAGAATTTGAATGCGTTTGCTCAATTGAGCATTCCAGTGCCCACGGCGAAAATCTTCTAGAGGAATAATATCAAAGATATTAAACACACTATCAGTAGCCTGTACATTTTCTTTACGGCGAGCCTGACGCATCAGTTCTTGGAATGTGTTACCAATCACCTCACCGTCAAGCACAAAGCCCATGCTCAAATTACTTGTTGCAGCCTTACGGACTAGTTTTACAAAATTATTACGGATTTGATCTTCAATGTGACCAAAGTTCTCAAACAATTTCCCATTGCGGCTAAGTGAAATAACAGTAACATCACCGTCATCACTAGGGATGACAGTCATCAATACACGCACACCGTCAAGTTTAGGCTCAAGGCGTTTGATGCCCTTCATTTCAGGGCGCCCTTCGCTATTAGTTGCAAGTTGACAACCAAAGATCGGAACCTCGTATTCTGTTTTCTTACAGATTTTATTGATAGTTTTATCACTGATGCCAGCCCGCATATCACGGCGAATGACTGGTGCACAAAAATTATTCCATTCATCCGAGTCAAACCTATATGCCATTTCTTCAATAGCATCTCGGGCGGCGTTGCCTGTAAGTTGGCGTCTGCTTAACTTGAGTAGTAGCTCATTAAAATCAGTCCATGGATTTTCGGCATTGACGATGCCTACAGTATCAGGTACTTGACGCACATTGAATGTAACAAAGGGATTATAGCAGGCTTTGAGCAAACCCAAAAATATTTGAGCATTAGTGCTACCTAGGACACTTGCCTCAAGCGCCTGTCGGATAACATCTTCCTTGTGTAGGCGACTGTCGCTCTCGTTTAGTTTATGAATCCAACTTGCGCTCATATATTCCTCATTTAAAGGGCCATGCACTATTTGGGTCTAGTTTGGGCCGGGGTTGTAGTTCAATATTTTCTTCAATAGTTACATTATACTGGTCTTCGTCAATAATGTCAACCTTGAACGGACCCAAAATTTCTATGTAATCTTCTTCCACTAACCAATCGCTATAGTCGTACAGCCAAGCCGCACCACATCGCCCATCGGAATCTTCTGGATCACCGTTGCACCAATGTTCTTCAATTTCGGCTTTTTCCTCGTCAGTAAAACTATCGTCAAATTCAAAATCGATACTTATGCCATCATCAAGTTCTGCACCCCAACCCAAATTACTATTACAGATTACCCACTTATCTTCGGCATAAATGGGTTCGTCAAGTTCACGAAAGCCTTGCCCCCAACGATAAAGTTCACGCACAACAAATCCTCGTGCGTTATTATTTTCGTCAATCTTGTAAACATCATAAACGGCGGTGATGGACTTCTTGTCTACTGGTGTAATACGGTAAAGTTTTGTCATTTACACAATTCCTTAAAATTTTTAACCTCAAAAGACCACATTTCCTGTGCTGTAGTGCTACGCAATTTAAAGTTGGGCTTCCCACCATCTCTGCTAAAAAGAATTCTAAGCCCAAGTTCACGACGTTTCTGTTCCTGACCTAGATAAAACTCAGGAGGAATTCTAAAGTAAAAAACTTTCTCAACAAGTGGATCAACAACAACTACACGGAGTACACCTTTTTTGTTTTTACTACTGAATCCTGCGCCACGGATTGGAGATTTTTTTGTACCTTGATTGACAACTGTCACCTTTTTAGCATCGCTACCGTCAGTAAAATCCATGCCTGTTTGATCAGTTCGTTCAAGTTTACCTACACGGGAAATTGCATTTTCAACCATTGATTCCATTGCTAGATCACCTTGCTTAACTGCTTTAATCAAAGCAGGCAAATGTTCTTTTTTGTAGCCAGCAAACTTATAAATTTTTTCGAGCAAAATTTTGTCTGCAACGAATTGCTCTTGTGAATATTTGCTAGCCATTATAGATGCTTTCCAAAAATACAATAAATTGCAAACCACTTCCAAGTAGTAGGTTCTTTTTCGCGCCAATCAACTTGCGCAGGATTTTGCCGCCATGACATACCATCAGGACCCCATTGCCAATGATATGTTCCAAAACGAATGTTGAACCAAAGATTACTCATCGCTTACCCAACCTTTACTTGCAAACTGAACCATGTAACGGGGATCCATTCCCCCGTCGCTAACAATGTCAGTATAGCATGGATTGGATTTTTGTTGCAAGTATTTTATTGCTTCTTCCCAACCTTCTTGGAAAGTTTGCCAGTGGTCTTCTAAACTATCACTTACATATTCGCCGTTGGACTTACGCCTTAGGCTGTGACCAGATGTTACACCAAAATTAGGGTAGCATACTTCTTCAAATGCCTTGCGAATTGGATCCATTATCTTCTTCCTTAAGTTTCTTTTTCAATCTACGAATCTCAGCCTTCAAATTACGATTCTCATAGTCTGCCCAGCCTGCTCGTTCCTGCATCTCTTTCATTTGCTTTGCAAAGTCACGGTCGCTAGGTGTAAGGTCTTCTTCAGTTTGAAAAATAAACTTACCGTGATCCCAATCAAATCCCATTTGAGCATTCTTGATTTTTACAACAGGTGTACCACCCACAGTACTGTATGGTAGTTTGATTCGAACGACCACTTCGGGATCGTCATAATCTCCATCACGGTGGTACAAATCCACCAATCGTTTGAGTTCGCTGAATTTCATTTAAACTCGTATGCGTCAAACACTAGGAACAGTCCAATGACAGTCCAAACAACAGCCATGCCTGTTTGACCCTGAAAATAATAATTAACTGCGGCAAGCAAGTTTAGGCCACCAATCGTATAACCAATCTGTTTACGATTACGATTCATCCACTCAAGAAATTTAGTCATAATATATCCTTTACCAACTAGAATTATAAAACACTTTGCGTCCTAGAAACAATTCTGCCTTTGCGTTAACGCAAAATTCTAGATCATGCTCATAGTAACAAGCATCGCTAGGTTCACCGAAAAAGAATCCTCTAGTGCCTAGTTTGGGCACTTCACCTGACTTGATATCCTTTTCAAGTTTATCAATATCGTCCCATGTCAGTTCTACTTCGACACCATTAAATGTGTCACACTCTCCGCCCTTTTCAAAAAAGAGTTTTTCCATCCAACCTTGTAAGTTAGGATGCTTTCGCCAGTAAGCAAGGTCCTGCTTGCTAGCATCATTCCATTCTGAATTAGCCTTACTGGCAATATATGCATACTGATCAAGTCCCATGATTATCCTTTTGAGCCATTAACATATAAATTACCCGAATAAACTAATCTTAGTTTATCGTCTGTTGATTTTGGTACAGAGTGTATGAGATGTGAATTAAAAATTAACAAAGTATTTTTTTCTATCGGTATTACCAAATCATTTCCATCTAAATTACTAAAAATTATCGGTGATGATTTTTTTGAACATAACGTATAAAAAGCAAATGATAGAGGATAAATTAAAAACTGTTTAGAACCATTATAAAAAGGTAATAAGTGATAATGATTGTGAGGTAAAACTTCTGTGTCCCTATCATAAAATACTAGCCATGAATCTGTAATTTTATAATTTTGATTAAAGACCAATTTACTTTTATTTTCAATAATTGTATTAATTTCTTGAACACAATCTACCATACCGGTTGATTGAAAAGTTTTAGTTTGATAGCCATCAACTACAACTTCAGGTTTATGGTTTTTATCTTTGCTTTCCTTTAAAGGCAGAAGTTTTTCTGTAAAAGCATTTACATCAAATTCGCCACTTAAATCAAATGAGTAAATAGGAAAAATAACTTTTTGATTAACCAAATATTTAGGCTTAGTTTCTACTGCATTTTTTAGCTTTTGAAATTTATCTTTCATTTTTAAAAATAATTTTTAAGACGTCACTAGCAATATCAGTGTCCATATGTGTATCAAAGTGAGCAGCCATCATCATATGGAATACAACATGAGCATCCTTACCATAAATGCTGATGATCTTTTTGACCTCAACAGTATCCTTTGCTTCCCAAAGAAGGTCAGCAATATGATGTTGAAGTGCGTTTTGAAGTTGTAGTTCCATTATACTTCCAATCTTTCAAATATGATATGTTTACCATTGACTGTATTATAATGTAACTCAGCCTGCACTTGCAACCTCTGAGGTGTATCCATCAATACATAATGGACAATTACATCCCCATTTACACCATACTTTTCTTTAATGGCATGAGCAATAGCTAGATGCTGGCTGCGATTTGGTTGATAACCTTGTGCATACATCAGATAACCTTTACACGGTTAAGCTGGGTGATGTTCTCACCATGCCGCTTAACAGTGCCTTCGGCAATAATCAACTTGCCTGCATCAATTCCATTCTTGTGACTAAAGAACACAGCCTGATCGTCGGTAGTCAAACCGCTTACAAAGTAAACACCATATTGTTGACTGTAGTTACTACGCACAACCTCGACATTAACCTTGACCTTCTCACCTATGCGTCCGATCAGACCACCACTAGCAGTTTCAAGTTTACGATTGATTGTATCACGCTTAACAGCGCGGTCATAGCATGAAGGGAGACTTGCGATTACCGCAACATCGTAGGTGCTTTCGATAACATCACGATTGGCAATCACCATTGCGGTGTTGTCAAAATCGTTTAGCTTCTTGCCTTGCAGGATCTTGAAAGTCAGACCCTTGTAGTAAGTTCGGACCAACTCGCCTTGCTCACGATCTGCCTCGGTGATGAGGTCAGTGTTGGCGATGAAGTTATCCATGATCTGCCGATTAGTCTCGGTGTTCTTACCTTCCTCAATAGTCTTGAGGTAAGCACCATTGATACGCTGAGCCGCACATGCCGCGGCCCATACATCGGTTGCTTGAAGATTGATTACGGGGCGTTGATAGCGAGCCATTGATATCTCCGTTGTTTCAGACTATGCTAGTATTATATGACAATTTGGATTTATTGTCAACCTTGAGAATTTTTAACAAGCATAACATTTCGGCGCTTACCTCGCTTGGTTGTAGACCAAACAAGAGTATAACCGTTGCGCTTACCCCATGCTTCCATGTCATCGGACATCCAATAACCCGGAACAGTCGGACGATTAGAACCTGCTGAGTTCCAAACAGAGCAAAGTTTTACTCGGGGAATTACAGGAGGGTTGCATTCTACCTTAACAATAAAATTAAGGCCTGTTTCTACTACATCACGATATTCAATACGATTTACCATTTTAAATCTCCTTGTTGACCTCTACATTAATGTCATAACTAACTTAGTTATAATCATCTAC